AGCACTATAAGGGCGTCTACCTGGACGATTGCATGGGCGAAGACGATACAAGTGAGGCGGGACTGGCCGAAGCGCGGGAGAATTTTAAGAAAGTCATCCCGCTCGTCGACCGCGATGGCTATGTGATCATGCCCGGCACACGCAAGCACTTCAACGACTTGTATCAGGCGGTGATGGACACTGGAGCCTATAAGGTTCATGTCCGCCATGGTCTCGAGCACGCGACCAAGCTGTGCGAACTTGACGAATGTGCCCGTTTTGCCGAGCCCCACAAGGCTCCGGACTTCAAAACAGGGCTTCCGCTGTGCCCAGAACGGATGGACCGTGCCGCATATGAGCAAAAGCTGCGCGAATGCGAAGTCGACCCGAAGCGCGGCCAGGGCTACTTCTGGCACGAGTACATGAACATTCCGTTCAGCCCAACGGACCGTAAGTTCCAGCCGGCCTGGTTCGTTCGGATCGATGACGAGATGGTTCCAGGCAGCAAAGAGCCCTTTTACCCGCTCAATAAGTGGATTGCGCTAGATACCGCTTGGAAAGATGACGAGCATCCGAGCGGCTACGACTTCACCGTTATCGTGGTCGGCGGATTTGATGGGCATGGCCGTCTCTTTATCCTGGACATTCTGCGCTCGAAAACGTGGACCATGAAGCAAGGTGCCGAGGCGATCGTCACGGCGATGAAAGCCTACGGAATTAGCCGAGTCATCACCGAAAAGGTCGGCGAAGTGACTTTTCACACGTATATGAAGGACGTGGCGCGCCAGGCGGGCCTTCCCCTACAGCTCATCACCGTGAAACGTGGCGGCAAGGGCGGCAAGAAGATTGAGCGCATACTGGCGGCCCAGGGCTATTTCGAGCAGGGCCGCGTCTTCTTCCGCAAAGCCTGTGAGAACTTCGAAGACACCGTCAATGAGTTCTGCAACCTCGGACGCTGGACAAATGACGACATCGCCGATGCCATCGCGATGTTTTTCGAGGAGCAAGTGAAGGTTCTGGCCCCGCCGCCTGACATCCCGGGCAAGAATCAGCCCATTGCCTATCGCCCGATGGGCTTTGAGGAGCCGTGGCGTCGCGGAGCGTTTAACACGGGAAGGACAGAAGCCGTCAAGCCCGACAAGGATCCACTCGGGCGCTTCGGCCAGCTCGGACCAGCGCTCACACGTACCACCATCGGAGAATTCTAGTGCCCGACCAGGTAGATTATAGGCTAATCGACAGCTCCGTGACGCTGACGCCGGCCGTGAGCACGGGTGGAACACTATCGTTACCAGCCGTTACAGGCAAGTATCACTATATCTACGCCATCACGGCTCAGCGAACATGCGCGACTGCGCTTGTCATCGGGACCGGAGCCCTGACGATCACCACGACCAACCTGAGCGGCAGTCCGCAATGGCAGCTCGGCAACGCCATGGCGGTGGGCCAGATCGAAAAGGACATTGAGATCGTCTTCGCGAATTGCCTGAGAAGCCAGAGCGCTGGCACGGCCACGACATTCGTTTTCCCGGCGCCTGGCACCAACGTAACTTGGAACGCCACGGTCTGGTACACGGTGGGCGACTAGGAGACAGTATGGGATTGATTAGGGTTGCCGACCAGAGCACGACGATCACGCCGGGCGCGAACACAGCGGGGACCATCACGCTGACTGGCGTGCCCAACAAGTACCATTACATTCTGGCGATTCAGGCCCAGCGCACATGCACGATAACCCTGGCCGGCACGGGCTCGGTTAACGTCACGACCACGAATGTGCCGGGTGGTCCGCAGTGGACCCTCGGCAATGCCATGACTGCTGGTGCCACGCAGATCGACATCAACCTATCATTCGCGGTCCCGCTACGGAGCTCAGCGCCGAATACGAATACGACATTTGTATTTGCCCAGCCCGGCGCGGCTGTCGGCTGGAACGCCACCGTCTTCTACATGATCAGCGACTAATGGTCATCGACAACAAGAACATCTGTGCAGGCTGTGGGCGACGAATTGAGGTGCGCATTTCTCACTGGAGGACGGCCTGCGTCGGCCCTGCCGAAGAGATCCGCTACTTTCCAACGCGTGTGGACTGGAAATGCAAGTGCGGACTGAGTAATAAGAAAACCCGCGTGATGAAGAGGCCGATTGACCCGCAGGAGGAAGCGGAGCGCCTTGTCCAGATCACGCGAGGTGTTCCTATATCGCCAGAGGCATGGAAGTGTATTGGCCCTCGCCCGTCAGGCGTTAGCGTGCATCCATAGTGTACACAGATCACCCATCGCTCACTGACGACGAAATCATCAGTATCTGGCATCGTCGCCGTGACATTTCGCAACGCCTCCGTCTCCCCTATGAGACGCAGTGGATCGCGAACTGGAAGAGCTATCGCGCCTATATCGAAGACGTGATGGATCCGCAGGACTGGTGGAGATCGAACACGTTCATCCCCGAGATATTCAATAGCGTCGAGACGATCCTTCCGCGCATGATACTGGGGATGTTCAATTCGCCCGAGTGGTTCGATGTAGCGTGTCCGCATGCCATGGGGCCGGGCCATCCTGGGATGCTCTGCACCGATTACGAACGCATGGTCAAGTCGCTGCTGATGTACGGCACGCGCCGCATGAACCTGTTCGAGACAGCGTATGAGGGCAGCAAGTACGGGACTATCATGGGCCACACGTGGTGGAAATGTAACTGGGAGCGATCGTTCACCAACAAGATGGTCGACGTGCCCATTACGGATCCTTATACCGGCCAGATGGTCGGAATGTCCAGCAAGGTAATGCCCACGGTCGATTACGACGACCCGAAGCTGTCGTGGGTGAGCAATTTCCGCATGTGGCCTGACCCCACTGGCCAGGGCGAATGGTTCATCGAAGTGATCGACACCACGCTCGAGAAGCTCCAGCGGATTAATGCGAATCTGGGCATCTATAAGAACCTCGACAAGCTGTACATGGCGCCGATTGACTATACCAAGCAGCAGAATAGCCCGGTCGGGCAGGCGACGTGGGCAGATCGGCAGACCGAGCTGGACGCCATTGAGGGCTTCAGCCGCGATGTGCGTGATGAGGGGCATGAGGGGACGCCCATTCGCCTCGAGGTCTGTACGGGACTCGTGCCCTACGATCCTGATGACGGCATCTACTGGCGTCGCACGGTCATCGCGAACAACCACTATATCATCCGCGATTCGGCGAACCCGACACCGGATCTGAAGCCCGAGTACTTTGGTGGCAAGCAGATACCCATTCCTGGATTCGTCTATGGCGACTCAGTGGTCCGTTATGCTCGTCCTCTGAACGATCAGATGAACCGCATCGAGAACTATCGCATGGACGAGGTGGTGATGGGCGTGTGGCAGCAATACATCGCCAATCGCAACGCCGTCCAGACGAACAGCCTGAACTTCTCGCCCGGCGGTGTCATCTTCGTGGACAGTGCAGCGGACGTGAGAACCGCCTTTGCCACGCTCGAGCGCCGCCCAGTGCTACCTGAGTCGTATCGTGAAAGCGACCAGAAGCGTACGCAGATCGAGCGGGTCACAGGCGCCACCGCGATTAACCAGGGCCAGACCCCGGCCGACCGCGAGACAGCGACGAGCGTAGGCGCACGTGTGCAGCTCGGCAGCGAACGCTTCCGTCTAGCGGTAATGTGGCAAAACATCACATTCAAGCGCGAGCTGCTGAAACGCATGTTCGGCATGTATCAGCGCAATATGCCTCCTGACCGCCTAATCAGGATCGTCGGGACAGACTACAAAGTTCCCATCGGCATCGACATGCTGCAGGACGACATCGACATCAACATTGACTCGGATGTGTTCGATGTGGACCAGGGCGGCAAGCAACAGGCCATTGCGCTCTTTATGCAAGCCGCCGCCAATCCAGCATTCGCGCAGTGGTGGCGCACCGAGGAACTCCTCCGCGACGCCGTCGAAGTCTACATGAACAAGGATGGAAGACGCTATGTCAAGTCGCCTGAAGAGGTGGCTGCTGAAGCTCAGGCAGCGATGTTTCAACAGCTCACCAGCTCCATCATTGGAGCAGCTGGCCAAGGGCTCAGTAAGGGACTATCTACTGCAGCAATCCAAGGTGCAGCACCTAACGGCCTTAAGCTACGAGGAAGCAATAGTAAGGGCTGACCTAGCCGAATCATTCGTGAACCACCCATACTGGGCGATCGTATCGAAAATGCTGAGCGGTACGATTCAGAGTGAGACCGAGGACATGCTAACTGGGGACGAGCGGCTACACGTGAATCGCGCGAGCATCGCTATCTGCCGCAAGCTTCTCCAGATGCCATTCTTCGATATTCAGCAAGGCACACTCGCCCGGACGATGCTAGCGGTTAATGAAGCACGTCTCGGGCTCACCCGAGGAGCGGCTAAGGCCGCGGATGACAACGCATGGCAAAGGCAAGCGATCTAGACCCCCGCATTACCAACTTCACGTTCGACGTGGAGACTGACCGCAAGGTTCGCCAACAGCTCTCCGACGCGGGAATCAACAAGCCCGAAGATCTTCTTCAGGGCCGAGCGGATATCGGAAAGATTGGCGACATGATGCGTAATCAGGCACCCGATGATGAGATGAGTCCCATGGTCGCCGAGAAGATTGCGCGCGACCGTGAGTTTGCAGACATGGCAAAGGACGAGCCACAGCCCCAAGAGACGCCGGCTGAAGCAGAGGTCAAAGATGCCGGGGAACGCCTGGCTGAGCTTCAGCGCGACTATGAAGGGGCCCTGGCGGAAAGTCGCAAGTGGAAAAACGTCAGCGGACGATGGAAGGACAAGGCGAGCAATCATGAACAGCGGCTACGGGAGCTTGAGAGCAAGATGACGCAGCCGTATTCACCCTACAACCAGCAGGTGATTCCTGATGTTCGCCAGCTGATTCCCGGACGAGACCCGAACGAGCCCCTGACCGCTCAAGAAGTGGTAGCCCTGATGATGAGCCAGTCGGCGGCCTTCGGAAACGAGCTTCAGGCCATTCGCAAGCAGGCACAAGAGGCGCAGAAAGAGAAAGAGCGGACGAGCGCCGTGTCTGACATTGACGAGGCCGAGCTTCTTTACAGCCATCCGTGGCTGGAGAATCTCCAGGATCAGCAGCGGGAGCGGGCCATGCTCGATATCATGGCATCCCGCCAGGCAAGTCCGACACCACCGCCACCGCCTCCTCCAACCCCCAACTTGGCGAACGCAGACCAGATGAGAGCGAAGGTTCGCGAGGCCAATTTCATTGAGTCCTCCAACAGGGGTAGCAGGGCCGAATTGCTGGCCCAGGATCCCGCGAAGATGGCCCAATCCCAGAAGATTACCCAGCTCAAAGAGGCGCTTGCCAAGCCTGGTGGCTCGAAAGAGGCCGAGGCGCTTCTCGCAAGCTTGGGCGCTGGATTTGACGACAACGCGGAGACCAGCTACCTGCGTAGGAGATAACCAGGAAGTTAGATGACCCAGACTACGCTTGGAAACATTCCGGCACTGCTGCCTGTCTATTACGACCGGCTGCTGCTGGACAATCTCTATCAACTCGGTAGCCTCACGGAGTAATTCGTGTTGAACAACGACTCTAATTACGGGGGAACCGAGAACCGGCAATCCCGTCCCAACCGCGATTGCGGAGGGCTAGAGACTGAACGAGTCGCCCCGGAAACGGGTGATGCTACAGTCCAGGCCACTAGGAATAGCGGACAGCCTGCCCGATCTTTACTTCTCACTTTGAGGGAACTTCATGGGGCAACCCATGTCGAATAATCTCACTGAATACGGGGAACCCCAGAACGGGCAACCCCGTGCTAACGATTTGGATGTGGCATGGCTTGCCGGGATCTTTGACGGCGAAGGATGTCTCGCAGCGCAGTGGGTAAACGGCACACAGGAGCACGTGGCTCTGCATTGGCGAGTGGGCAACACTGATAGTGACCTACTCGACAAGGTGCAGCGCATTGTGCTTTCTGTTGCCGGTCGGAAATATCCGATCAGCCTACACGATGACAGCGGGGTACACTTTTGCTATCGCATTGACGTGACTAATCAGAGGGGCGTCGAGCTGCTTTGCCAGGCGACACTTCCTTATCTTACGTCGAAGCGCGAGCAGGCCGAGGCCGTTATTCGGTTTTGTGAAAGCCGAAGACTGCATCGCCACAAGAACACTGGGTATTCACCGGAAGAGCGCGGGCTGGTCGCCGATATGAAGCGCTTGAAGCGGTGCAATCTAGTGCCAACCAGTCGAGGCGTAGAGAGCAAGCGTGAGACCCCCACTGCCGCATAGGCGTGGGGTGATGCTGTGCTCCGTGCTGCTAGGAATAGCAGGCTAACACGATCAGTTCGGAACCAAGAAAAGGCTGCCGCGCAACTTCGGCCGCCAGATCAGCTTCACCAGGTATTACAAGGCGCGTACGGGCGGCGGGATGTATCTGCCGCTGACCTTGACGGATGGAACGGCACCGGGGCTGTCGGCCATTTCGGCGGCAACCGTCACCGGGACCGTGTCAGGGTTTGGCGCGGCCATCGGCGTTTCCGACTTCATCGTCATGACCGCGGTCAGCGATGTGGTTCGTGGCGCCGTGTTCGAGCTGTCCAAGGGTATGGCCCTCGCGATCGACCAGAAGATCAGGGCGACCCTGAGTAACTTTGGCCAGCAGCTGCCGGCAGGTAATACTGCGATCGCGAACTCTCTGAACATCCAAACGAACTCGCTGATCCGCGTGAAGGATCTGATGCGCGCGACGGCGAAGCTCCGGCAGTCGGATGCGCGGACGTGGCCTGATGGGTGTTATGCAGCGGTTGCACACCCTAGGGTTGCGTTCGATATCCGCAATGACCAGAGTGTCAGCGGTGCAGGCTGGATCGACATCAACAAGTATGCTTCCAACCAGACCGTGGACCTGATCTACCGCGGTGAGGTTGGCAAGGTGGCCGGCGTTCGAGTCGTGGAGTCGAGCGACGGCAAGCAGATGTTCGGTGCGAACAATGCGGCGGGTGCAGGTCTTTCGGCCGTCGCCTCCGGTTTCATGACCTACGTGATTGGCCCGGGTGCCTACGGCGTTGTCGAGCTGGATGGTGCCGCGGCCAGCGTCTTCGTCAAGCAGGTCGGTTCGGCCGGTTCGGCGGACCCGCTCAACCAGAAGGGCAGCGTCGGCGTCAAGGTCTATTTCACGCCGGTTCAGCTCGAGGCGGCCCGCATGGTCCGCATCACGAGCGGCGGGAGAACACTGTAATGTCGCAAGCGGGCCCGCGTCACGGGCGCAACCCGAATCAGGATCTGGCGCGTCACATTATCACGGGCGAGCAGGGGCCGTTTGATAGCTTCGGCATCGCACGGGATTTGGACGATTGCTACATCAACTACGACAACCCGATGGAGTTTCCGGGCAGCGGTGCCCAGCTCTTTGAGGGTGACACGGACGATGGCAAGAACGCTCAGAATCTTGCTGAGGCCAGCGGTCTCGACTCCGGGGCCATGGCCGACATCAGCGGAGTCAACTCGCTCGACCAGTTCAGCGTTGACGAGTATAACAAGGCAGACGACCATGGACCGCTACGTTCCAATGCTGGCGGCTATGGCAACGGTAACATGGGACGGTGAATCATGGCGGATAATTCGCAGGACACTACGGTTGGCCAGGACCTTGGCGTGAATTGGGAGATTATGCCCCCGCGCGAGGTTCTTGGTAACGCTTCAAACGCTTTCGACCTGGACAAGCAGGGTCCGCACAGTCTCGGTGCGACCGGAGTTGGGCCTAGCCTGACCCCGGCCGAGGAGACTGACGGTATCGCGGGCACCACGAATCCCGGTATCTGAGCATGGCATTGCGCCCCGGCAGACACGGAAGCACATCGTCTGGAGAGCTTGAGCAGGTGATCTCACGCAATGGGAACTTCTTGACCATACGCCGCTCCGGGGGCGGCGATGGAACCGCTGGTATACACAATGCGATTACTGGTGACTACGTGTTCGCGCTGGGCGGTGGGCAGCTGCCAGAGTACAGTCGGATGCGTTTCCCACAGCAGCATTGCGCGTGTACGCCTGGCGGCGAGTGCAGAAGTGGCGCACATGGAACATGGATGATTCGCGGCTGGCGCAATATTCTGTACGACTTGGTGAGTCGCGGCGTCGTGCGGCCATCCAAAGAGATGCGGACGTGGCTGGGCGACTCGCAAACTGATGAAGCGCTCGCCCATAAAGAGTATAGCAAACCGGGCAGTGACCCAGGAGTCCTGAGTGCCTATCGATCCCTCTAGTGTTAGCGTTGTTATCCCGGCGTTTCGCAATCAGGTCGTCCTAGACCGGACACTGGCCACGCTTCTGGCCCAGACGGTCAAGGCACGCGAGATAATCGTCGTGGACGACGGATCGGAGACACCGCTCAAGGTACCGAAGGGTGTCACGCTGGCGCGGATTGAGCGCAAGGCGACCTACCGCGGCAGCAGCGATGCCAAGAATCACGGGGCTGCACTGGCCACGGGCGATTATCTAGCCTTCAGCGATAGCGACATCTTGCACATGCCAGATGCGATCGAGAGCGTCCTGGCCCACTTCGTCAAGTGTGAGAATCCGCGCATGCTGGTCAATGTGTTCAGCCTGGCAATGGAGGCGAAGCCGGATGCGCTGGTCTTCGACATGACCAAGTCCGACCACATGGAAACATTGCTTGCTCACTACGAGAAGCTCGGCAAGCGATACGATCGCCTCGTGCTTGGCCTACCCGCGAAGGGTTGGCTCCCATCCATCAACGTGAAAGACGACGGCTACGACAGCATGTGCTTCAGCGAGCAACACTTCGGTGTCATGCGTCGCGACTTCTTCAACGAACTGGGCGGCTACGATGCCTATCACTTCACGAGTTGGGGCCTGAATAACCAGGACCTGTCTATTCGCGTGGCGAAGGCAGGAGGCGGCAAGCTGTCGAGTAATGTGCGACGTGTGAAAGACGGAACCCTGCTCCACTGCTTCCATCAGCACAATCCGGGTGAGCAGAATGGCCCCACGGCGAAGGCTGAGTTCCGCGCTAAGTATGGCCGTAACTTTACGCCGCAGATACTGGTCGGAGGATGAGCGTGAAGCACAATGAGTACCCGCTGGTCAGCGTCGTCATCAGCACCTACAACAGGCCAGCGAAGTTAGATACCGCGCTCGAAAGTGTCCACGCCCAAACGATGGGCGACTTCGAGGTCATCGTTGTCGACGACTGCACGCCGGATAATGAAGCCGTGCATGCGGTGCTCGAGAGGTGGGATGCCAAGTTCACCGAGCGCGGAATCGACCTATACGGTTTCAGGCTGGACGAGAATAGCGGCTATCAGTGCATGCCCAAGAACAAGGGTATTGAGATGGCCCGCGGCGACTACATTGCCTACCTAGATGACGACAATACCTGGCGACCGGAACATTTGGCCGAGGCGCTGAGCGCTATTGAGAGTGACTTCAGCACGGACATGGTCTACACGCGGCTGTGCTATCACATCGAGAGCCCGGAGCTGGAGCGCGACATCAAGAAGAAGTATGGCGAGAACGCCTATCACAGCGGCGACTCCCCTGCCGTGCCATGGAATCCACAAGCGCTGAGCAATGGTAACTACGTGGACACCAGCTCCATCCTGCACAGCAAGGGCGCCTTCTGGCGACTCGTTCGCGAAACAGGCTATGGCTGGGATGAGACGCTAAGACGTTTTGGCGACTGGAACTTCGTCTGGCGCTGGGGCATCGTCGGAAACACCGCTAAGCAGGTCGACAAGGTGACCGTGGACTACATGGTTCACGCGGACAGTATGCAGATTAAGCGGCCGGTATTGGAGGTGCCCGTTTGCATGAATTACGCAGCCTACATGGCCCTGAGAAAAGATCGAAACCACGAGTTGTCTGCTGTATCGTAACGCGGGCTGGGCGCGAATCATATCTGCGTAAGACGCTCAAGGCGCTCAGGACAGAGCCGGTCGAGACGATGCTGTGGGCGAACGGTCCCATGGCGGATGATGTGAAGCAGGGTCATGCATGGATGCACGAGCACCCGTTCAATGTTGGTCAGCACATCGCGCACAATGAAATGCTGGACCAGTGCATGACGCGCAACTACGACTACCATATTCGCGTAGACGACGACTGCTGGATTGCTGGCAAGAAGTGGCTCTCGAAGCTGCTCCGGCTGTTCGATAAGGCAGCGACGATGAAGTATGGACGACTGTGCCTGAGCATGGCGATTGACGGGCTTGACAACCCGCCGCCCACGGTCGAGAAGTTATGGATCGGTGGCACGCTGGTCGAGCACGTGGAGATACTTGGCGGGATCTTCAGGATGACGCCCATGGGCATCATGCGCTACTTCCGCTGGGATGAACGGCTCCCGATGGGCATGGGCGAGGCGAGGCAATTCTCTCACTTCTGCGGCGGCCTAAACGTTCACCTGCTCCGTGCGACGAACGTACACGCCACGCATGGCGAGAGTACGCGGAAGCAGGAAGAGAACACGGCATGGGCGCACGAGCATGCGATGCTTCAGTCGATTCCGTTCGGCTTGTGAGGCTATGAAGACAACCGTACTCGATTTAGACGATCTAGCCGACTCGAACAATCCGTTAGATGCTCTATTAAAGATAAAGGAACGCGACCCAGGCTTCAAGGTAACGCTCTTCGCCATCCCCACCCGCTGCTCTGACACGCTGCTCAAGTCCTACGAACAGGCGAAGGATTGGATTCAACTCGGCGTCCATGGCTGGCGTCATGCACGCCACGAATGCCTAGGCTGGACCAGCGAAGAGACGGCCGACAAGATGATCGAGGCGCGTAAGATTTACCACGGGTTCGCCCCTATCTTCAAGGCCCCGAACTGGGAGATCTGCGACGAGGTCTATCGCGGACTAAGCGACAGCGACTTCGCCGTGGCCGATCACATCCGCAACATTGGCATCATGCCGGTTGGCCAGCTCGCCTACGTCTACAACAAGCGCCTCCGCAACGACACCTTTAATCGCCTACACGGCCATATCCAGCCGTGGGCCGGGACAGGACTGACCGAGAATGCAGACGACTCAGGCATCAATCCGCTCTACCTCCTCCCCCGCGGAACACGGTACGAGTTCGCTACCGAAGCCGCCGAGCGTCATACGCCAATGGGCAACGGACGCTGAGTACATCGCCGACCAACAGAAAGAGTGCTCCTGGTCGCATCTCAGCAAGTGGGGCGAGGCTGCAGCGGTCAAGTTCGTCTACTACGGTAACCAGCTGGGCACGCGCCTGTGTCACGACGATACGGTCGCGGACTTTGGTGGCAATGACGGATATGTGGCTTATCAGTTCTACGCCGCGCATAAGATTAAGCCTCTCGTGGTTGACTGCGATCCGCTGAAGATCGAGTTCGCGCAAAAGACATTTGGGTTGTCCACGCTCGAGCGGTTCATTGAGGACATGCCTGAGCTAGGCGACAAGTCAGTTGACTGGGCCTTCTGCTCGCACACGCTGGAGCACACGCGTGACATCAATAAGGCCATGACGGAGATTGCCCGGGTCGTGAAGCGCGGATGCTTCTTTGTGCTGCCGCTGGAACGTAAGAAGCACGCGAAATGTAATCACGCCCACGCCGTGTCCTTTTG